CCAGCGACAGCAGCGTGGCGACTGTCGGCACCATCAACCAGAACACTGGCTCTGTTGGCGTCAATAATGTGAACCAAACCACTGGTACGGCCGTCTTCACGGTGACTATCGCCGAGACGACCAACTACAAAGCGGCCAGCTTCACGGTAGCCATCACAGCCCAGTTTGTCACAATCTATGGCGTGGAGTGGGACTGGACAAGCAGCGGCCCGACCAACGGAACTCGTACGGACGCGGCGGCGAACTTCTCTGACCCTGTCCCCGCCGTAAACAACGGCGACGGTTCCTCGCCCTTCGATAACCTGTATCCTTGGTCTGGTATGGTCAAGGAAACCCGCACCGGCGGCGTGATGGTCAAGGAGCCGAAGTATTGGTACAAGTGGACCAAGACCGGCAAGAAGCTGAAGCTGCAAATCGCCGACGGCTATGTGGAAGGGTTTAATGTGGACCCGGTAAACATGGACCGTGGCGATGGCCTGGGCGAGCTGGACTACTCCTATGTCGGACGGTATCACTGTGCCACCAGCACTTACAAGTCCACCACCGGCGTGGCCCAGGCTTGCAGTATCACCAGAAGCGCGGCCAGAACCTCTATCCACAACCTGGGCAGCTATATCTGGCAGTTCGACTTTGAGCAGTTCTGGTACATCGGTATGCTGTTCTTGGTCGAGTTCGCAGATTGGAATGGCGAGAAGATCGGCAGAGGCTGCTCTGCCAGTGGTTCCAAGGAGAATAACGGCAAGACCGACTCCATGACCTACCACACTGGTACGACCGCCGCCAATCGGGATACCTACGGCTATACCCAGTATCGCAACATTGAGGGGTATTGGGACAATGTCTATGACTGGATGGACGGCTGCTACTACACCAGCAGCGGCCTGAATGTCATTCTCGACCCCAGCAAGTTCAGCGACAGCGCCAACGGCACTCTGGTCGGCCTGCCCACGAGTGGCTATCCGAGCGACTTCACGATTCCCACCATCGAAGGGTTCGAGTGGGCGCTGTTCCCGTGCGAGTCCAACGGCAGCACCACGACTTATGTCCCGGATTACTGGTACTTTAACGGTAGTAGCCCTTGCCTGCGCCATGGCGGTAGCTGCGGCCAGGTCCAGAATTACGGTCCGTTCTACGTGGACTACTACAGCACGTCGGACACCTACGCCGACATCGGCTGTCGCCTCCAGGAGCGCCCGCCGAAGGCGGCGTGACATCCCCTGTAGAGGAAGGGGTTTGGGGTGAGGGGACCGCAGTCCCTTCCCCCAAGCTTCGCCTCTGAAAATTCAAAATGGCGTGAAAACGCCGGCCCTATGGGGTATCGCATAAAAATACCCCCATAACAATAACCTAAAACGCTTTCCTTTTGGTAAGAGGAAGCGCGGGGTCAACCGTGTAGCAGACGATGTCCCGGATAACTGGAACTTTAACGGTAGTAACCCTTGCCTGCACCATGGCGGTAACTACAACCAGAACCAGAATTACGGTCCGTTCTACGTGAACTACAACAGCACGTCGAACACCAACGCCAACATCGGCTGTCGCTTTCTTGTATTGCAGCAAACTGAGAAGATTCGGTTTGCGTTTGGCTAACACCTCCTATTTAGGTAGTTAGGGTTCCTCACCCTTTCTATTACGCATAGTTGACCGCGCAGCACTTGCTGAAGATGAGCCGTCAGGACACAGCTTAGTACACCTCGGGCCGAGTTTCGCCTCGGAACCACCCGCGGCCGATGGAACCGTTGTGAGGCAACAAGGAGGACACATTTCCCTGATGAAACGAGTTAGAGTTTACCAACAAATCATTTCCGATGAAAACCTTGACTTGGCGATCGATGAAGTCAACCGAGGACATCGACGAAATCCAGACCACAGTCTGAACAAGACGGTCTTGGACATTGAAGCCCACCGAGATGAATACAGGGCGAAACTGAGAGCCTTTATCGAGGCCCTCGTAGAAGGCGAAGAACACATGCACAAGCCGATCGTCCGTAGAAAGTGGGACAGGAACGCCGACAGCGGGAAAGGCAAGTGGCGGGAGATCAACGAACCGCTGCTATGGCCAGACCAGTATGTTCATCACGCAGTTTTACAGCCCATGATTCCGCACATCATGCGAGGCATGGACAAATACTGCATCAAGAGACTGCTGCCAGACTACGATGTGGTGGACAATCCTCCGCACGGGGCCAAGGACTATAACGATCTGCTGCGACAGAAAAGTTAGCGCCGCACCCGGAATGGCATTTTTGGAGGACAGGTAAAAAAACACATTCAACGCAGACCTGCATGAACACAGCCGCTGATGGCGTGTAATGTGGTCTGCGCTGAATGTATAAAAAGCTATATTGCAATAGGGACACGCCGCAAAAGATCACCTTTGGAAGTTGGGGTCTACCTCAGCGATCTTTGCTTGGAACTCCTCGTCCGTGAGACCGGATTTCTCTCGTCCCACTTCGTAGGAAATAGTGTGGTCCAGCACAAAGTTGATGATGGTGTCGAGCATACCTTGCTCACGGCCAATCATACGCTCGTCCCGCATACTCATTTTCCAAGTCATATAAGTCACCTCCAGTGTCTTATTCTCCCGCAACCGCTCTACCTCCGCCACGGTCTTTTTTACCAAGTCGCTGGCGTAGGGATAGCGGTCATCCTTCGTGCGGATATAGTCCAAAAAGTCCTTGATGGCTGGGCTGACATTCGTTTGGGTGTACCGGCTGTTGAGAATGATGGAGTGGCTCCCATCGTTGACGGTCAAATCCTCCGCGTCCTTGATCTTCCATACCCGTTCATACCGGGCCAGGCCCTTTTTATAATAATCAAAGTCGCAGACGAAGATGATATAACTCTCCGGCAGGTTGCTGTAATCCTCGCCCTTTGCGAGAAAATTCCGGTCAATGCCGCTTTGATAATACCGCACACGGCGCTCCAGGTCCTTTTGCCGTGTATTCTGCATTTCAATGTTATACCGAGTCTGGGCGGCGTCATTGACGTATACATCCAGCCGGATGCCGTGATAGTCGTCACCGTCGGAGATGTCCTGCTCCTTGCCGATGAACTCCAGCCGGGCAATAGATACCCCGAGAAGCTCTTCTAGGAATAGTTGGCAAATCTCCGGCTGGCGCATGACCTGTGCGAACATGAAGTTGTTGGAAAGCGGTAATTGATTTAACGGTGTGATGAAGCTGGAGTCTATCATGGGCAGCCCTCCTTTGTTCTTATTTTACGGCTCTTGGGCAAAAAAGTCAACGCTGGCCCGACAAAAGGCAGACCTGCGTTATTGGCTGCGGCGGCACATACCGCCGACAAGTGTGAAGGTGAAAGATCTCTGCGATATGGTTTACATCATTAAAATATAAGAGGAGGTTTGTCCTATGGGATTTTTCGCGGATATTCAAGATGCGGCTGGGTTGGAAGCACGTCAGCAGCACTGTGAGCAGGCGGAACCTGTCAGCGTCCTTCCTGACGCCCGGCAGGATGCGCCACAGCAAAACACAGCGCCATCCATCCAGGAACCAGCACAGCCAGCGGCACCCAAGCCCGAACCAGCAGCGCCCGTACAGCGCCCCGAACCGACAGCGACACCCCAGCCCGTGTTCACGCAGATGGACGACAGTGAGGCCGTAGCCGCATCGGTAAAGCGTATCAAGGCCGACATTGAGCGTATCACCCGCAGAAACATGAAGGAGTGTGTGGCGGCGTACCTGGAGGACCTGTGCGCCAAAGACCCGGCGTTTGCCCGTACCGTCATCCAGCCGAAAAAGAACATGGTCAACTGTTTTCGCTATATTACCCGGAAAGCCCGGGACTATGCGGAGCGGGAGCGGCAGGATACCGGCGTCACGGAGAGTGGGGCCTATGGCACCGACATTCCCGATGACTTGTGCTACCAGTGGGCGGTGGACTACTTCAACGACCCCAACGCCGACGAGGAGCGCAAGCCCCAGCCGAGGCCCACACCTGCCGCCAAACCGAAGGACAAGCCCGCAACCCCGGCAAAGCCGAAGCCTGCCCCGGTCACTTGCGGAGAGGGCTGTGAACAGATGACCTTATTGGGGGCGATGAAATGAACAAACGGGAATGCCAAAAGTATGCCGATTGCCCCCTTCATATCCGCCCCAACGACGGCCTTTTATGCGCTTCCCAAATCGGCTGGCTGGTCAGGACGGATGTGAAAACCATCGACCACCACCGTACCCTGATAATCTATTTCTACCCACGGGAGCAGGTGGCACAGGGGAATTTCCTCCCCCAGTGGACAGTGTTCCAGACCGCAAAAGACTACATCACTCTGGAACACCGGGACGACGGCAGTACCGCATGGAGAACAGCGGGCGTTGAACGGCTGGACCAATATGGCTGGCTTAACGGCTGCGCTTTTGTCTCCCTGAAAGACGGGGAACGCCTCAAGCGTTCCCTTAAGGGCTGCGAGGGAGACGGCCTTTCCCGCTTGCGGAACCAGCAGGACAAGATTCAGAGCGTCCGACGCGCTAAGCGGCAGAAGAAGGCCCGTCATAAAATTGCGGTGCGTATGCGTTGCGTCCCACCGGTCCCCAGCGGACTGTTCAAGTGGATGCAGCGTCAGGTCATGCCTGCCTACTTCTTCTATGAGTACAAGAAGGGCCGCAAGGCTGTCCCCGGCGTCTGTTCCGCTTGCGGAGAAAATATCGAGCTGACCGGGGTGAAGCACAACGCCAAGGTTCTTTGTCCAAACTGTGGCCGGGAGCTGACTGCGAAATCCTTCAGGCGCATGGGCCACCTCTCTGACCGGGAGACCTGCCAAGTTGTCCAGAAGGTCGGCCCCGATGAGTTGGTCATCCGTATTTTCAAGTTTTCCCACAACTACGCGACCCACACGAAGGACTTTTGGGAGTCCTCCCACCGGTTTGTCCACCCCACGCCAAAGGGCGGTCTGGCCTGCGAGGAATACTACTCCTCCTTTGGCATCTGGAAAAAGGGCAACCGCCCCGTGTTCTCGCGGTATCAGTACAACTATGCCGCAGACAACTGTGGTCACTTGTATTGCGGAAATCTCTCCCGTGCGCTGAAAGATACGCCGTGGCAGTATTGCCCGGTGGAGCAGTTCTACACGCATTTCCGGGAGCCAATGGAGATGTACTCATTTCTGGCGGCGCATCTCAGGCACCCCAAGCTGGAACACCTGATTAAAGTGGGCTTCTTCTCCCTCGCGTCTGACCTCGCCTATCGTGACTACCACGACGACACACTGGACGAGGCCCAGAACCGCACCCACAGGATTCTGGGCGTGGCAGCCGAGGACGTGCCGTTCCTGCGTGACTTGGACGCAGACAAGGCTGCGCTGCGAACCTTCAAGCAGTACAGCGGTCTGAAAGACCGCCAAGCCCTGCTCCAATGGCAACTGGGTCATCGGGTGCAGCGAGATATGCTACAGATCTTGAAACATATCACGCCGCACAAGCTGATGCACTATATGGAGTGCTGTTTCTGCCCATCCGACCCAAGCGAACAGGAACCGTACCGCACGATGCAGGACGCCGTTTCCGCATACCGTGACTATCTAGATATGTGCGAAAAGCTGGGATATGACCTCTCCAACAGTTTTGTCCTCTATCCCAAGCACCTGCAAAGCGCCCACGACAGTGCGGCAGAGCGGCTCAGAATCAAGGCGGACGCTGAAATGCGCCAGAATTTCGAGGCGGCATATCGACAGGTTATGGCCCGCCTAGATTTTGAACATAATGGGCTGAAAATTGTCTATCCCACCGCCCCGGAAGAAATCGTTGCCGAGGGGCAGGCGCTTCACCACTGTGTCGGCAGCTATGTGAGCCGTGTTGCAAACAAAGAATGCCTGATACTGTTCCTGCGGCACTGTGACGACACCGCCACGCCCTTTTACACCATCGAGGTCCGGGACCACAAGGCGGTTCAAGTGCGGGGCATGAGAAACACCGACCCCACGCCGGAGGTCAAACAGTTTATGACAGCGTGGGAAAAGGCAGTCCTACAAGCCGCTTAAACGCACATCAGCCCGCCCCGGAGGTCACGAGGGCAAGAGAGGAGACATTATGAACCTATCCGAGTGGGAGCGCACATCCAGGGCCGTGACCCTGACCAACGACCAGTGGAGCACCTTGACCTGCTATATTCTAATGAGTACAAAGCATCGGGAAAGCGAAAGGAAAGCGTGGGAAGAGCTGTCCACTGAAAAGCGGGAGGACGGCACGCCGAGGTTTCCCAACGCCGCAGACAACGCCAAGTATTACAGGGAGCTGGAGGACAAATTGACCGCAATCCGGCTGAAAATTGATGAATAAGGAGGACCTTTACCATGATGAAAAATGACCGTTTGG